GTTTCGATGCAAAATGCCCGGTTAGAATGCGAGCATGCAATTGGTATTAATAAAGACAGTTTAGAATGGACTCAATTGGTTAAAATTTTATTGGATTTGTCTCAGTGTATTGTAACAGGTGATTATTCTAAATTTGGTCCGACACTTATGCATAAGGTTGTTGCTGGCTGTTTTGATATCATTTTTGACTGGTATAAAAAGTTTGGAGATTTAGATGCGGATAATGACCTTTGTCGACGTAGTTTGGCAGAAGAGTGTATGCATAGTAAACATCTTATGCTAGATTTGATATATCGTGTTTTTTGTGGAGCTCCTTCAGGCTCCCCAATAACAACAATATTAAATACGATGGTCAATAGTGTTTATATTCGCTGTGTTTGGGCCTATATGTGTGATCCGGCCAATGATTTAATGCCCAAAATTGATGGGCGCCAGTTAGGAATGGTTGATTTTCGAAAGTCAGTTCGTTTAGTGACTTATGGGGATGATTTAATTATGTCTGTGTTGTCTTCTATAGTTAAGTATTTTAATGCTACAACTATTGGATCAGTTTTTAAAAAATATGAAATAGTTTTTACAGATTCTTCAAAGGGAATTGAAATTATGCCGTATGCTGAGATAACTGATTTTAAAACAACTTTTTTGAAGTCCAATTTTGTTCGTCATCCATCACGGTATGGCGTTTGGATTCATCAGTTAGATCGGCGTGCTGTCCAAGAAGTTTCCAACTGGATTATGCATAGTCGAACTCCAAAAGAGATGTCTATACAAGTTTGTTCGGCCAGCCTAATGTCAATGTGGGGCTATGGTCGTATTGAATATGACTCTCTTAGAGAGAAGATCCTCGAGTACTGGGGTGCTCGTGGTGAATTTATTTCTCTCCCAACGTGGGAAGAGGAGGAATATCGTATGTTTGGTGACGGAGAAGAAGTTGCTCCGTACAAACTTATTGAAGTTCTCCGAAAACTCCCTTTGAAGAATTAGGTTTTCTAATTCATCCCAGTAAAGTGCGTTGAAATCAGCAGTGTTTTCTTAATTGTTTCACTGG